TGTATTGATGCTGCTGATATGATCAGTCGTATCAAAGCAAATGACAGTGTAAGTGAACTCATTCAAACTGAGGTGATTGAGACCTTAAAGGAAGCAACACCTGAGTGTAACTGGGACGCAAACGACCCAAGGAACGGGAAGTAAAATTCTCATTTCTTTTAGGAGACCTACAATGAACACACTTAATCTCATCCGTAATCAGATCAAGAAAGCAGCAGCTCTTCATGATGCTCAAATTCACATGACATCCTATCGTGGTGTCAAGTATGAGTGTCAGCAAGGTGTTGACGAAGTACATGGTACTTTCTGTTATCGAGGTCATACTTACAACAAGTGATAACACTTAAACTTACTTTATAGAGAGGATTACAAATCCTCTCTTTTTTTGTACTTATGTAAAAAAAACATAAATGTATACAAAGATACAAAAAGTCCTATACATATGATAGAATTATAGAGGTGAGAAAAGTGTACTGAAAAATCGACCTTTATTATAAAGTAAACTAATCGTGGAGGGCATCATGCATAACGTTATTTCCTATAATCAACTTGCAGGATGGAAACAAGACGTAAACGGATTAATCAATAGTTTAGACAGAACATCTGATGAATCGGATATTTTGAATGACTATTATGATTGTCTTATTGAATGTGATGAAGATCATGCCGTGTGTAAACGAATTTGCAGGAGGATCTTAAGTTAATTTTTCGAGGGTGGGATTGACTCCCACCCTTTTTTTGTGTATAATCTTTAGTGTGGTTCTAATTTTTATGGAAGACTGGCGGTATAGTGATGAACGAATGGAGATTAGAGAAAAAGTCTACTCCTATCTTCTGAATAAATTTGGTTCTCAGTTGACCGAAAACGGAGAACCAATTTATAGTATGAAGAGTATTTCTGAGTGTGCTCATGACTGGGTGTCACAGGGAAACATCAGTACGTCTGGAATTACAAAATACTTTAAAGCCTACTATACCAATGGATAAAGAAAGATTGAAAGCAACCATTTGTAAAATGGAATTCCTTCTAGGAACACTAAAGGAAGAGTTATTTTCAGAGGAACTTCAAACTGTAATTGAGGAAGAACCTACATATACAAATGTTCCAGTTGATGATTACGATGAAGTATTTTATGGAGATGAGATGTAATGTACGAAGAGTTAAATTGTTTTGAAGAAGCTCTAAAACATTTTGGTACTAGAGTTGAAGTCATCTGTGCCATGGAACTTGGTGGTAGAATTACTGCTGAAGATGCATATCAAATGGTTAAAGAAGAACTTAAGGCAGTAAAAAAGTGTCGTAAACGTTTTAATAAAGGGGAACAAGAATGACAGTAAAGTTGGTTAATGTGAGTCCTGATGCTGAAAAGCACATGGCATATTGTGCAAGGGTTAGTAATCCAAACAATCAAGACAATGAAAAGATCTCTGGTCTATTGAAATATTGTATTAAACATCAACACTGGAGTATCTTTGAACAAGCATTCATGACTCTTGAGATTGAAACTAACCGTGGTATTGCAGCTCAGATCCTGCGCCACCGTTCGTTCACTTTTCAGGAATTTTCACAACGATATGCAGATAGTTCTCTGTTGGGAGAAACTATTCCATTACCTGAGTTACGTCGGCAAGATACTAAGAATCGTCAGAACTCTATTGATGACATTGATCCGTTTACGATTCAAAAATATCAAATGTTGATACAGGATCACTTCAGGGACGCAATGGCATTATACCAAACAATGCTTGATGAGGGGATCGCAAAAGAGTGTGCTCGTTTTGTTCTTCCTCTTGCCGTTCCTACTAAAATGTATATGACAGGCTCAGTTCGTTCATGGATTCATTATATTGATCTTAGATCTGCCAATGGAACACAGAAAGAACATATGGAAATTGCCAATGCATGTAAGGACATATTTAAAGAACAATTTCCAACTATTGCAGAAGCTTTAGAGTGGTAATAAATACTAAAATATCATTAGGAGAACATTTTGGCAACGTATCCTGTAAAAAACAAGGAAACTGGTGAAACCAAAGACGTGAAGATGAGTGTTCACGATTGGGATCAATGGCGTAAAGATAATCCTGAATGGGAAAGATACTATACTCCAGAAAATGCCCCAGGGTTTGGTGAGGTAGGAGAAGTTTACGATAAACTGAAGAAGAGTCATCCAGGTTGGAATGATGTTCTTCATAAAGCATCTAAATTACCTGGTTCAAGAGTAAAACCTGTTTAATTCAAAGAGTTTATGTCTAGAAAGAGTAAGTCTGGTATTGGAAGTACAAACCCAGTTCCATTTGGTATGAGTAACAAACAAATGAAGAGAAAGAAACCAATTAATCTTGATTATATTAAGAGAATTGAACCCCTCACAGAAAATCAAGAGTTTTTCTTTGAAAAATATAAAGAAAACCAGAACTTAGTCGCATATGGTTGTGCCGGCACGGGTAAGACTTTTATCACCCTCTACAACGCCCTTCTAGATGTTTTAGATCCAAGTACACCTTATGAGAAGATTTACATCGTCAGGTCTCTTGTAGCCACCAGAGAGATTGGATTTCTTCCTGGAGACCATGAAGATAAGTCTTCACTTTATCAGATTCCATATAAGAATATGGTAAAGTATATGTTTGAAATGCCAGATGATAATGCATTTGAAATGTTGTATACCAACCTCAAAGCACAAGGAACAATTTCATTCTGGTCTACTTCATTTATTCGTGGTACAACCCTTGATAAGGCAATCATCATCGTTGATGAATTCCAAAACTTAAATTTCCACGAACTTGATTCTATGATCACCCGTGTTGGTGAAGATTCTAAACTAATGTTCTGTGGTGATGCAACTCAGTCTGATTTGATTAAGACTGCGGAACGAAATGGTATTATTGACTTCATGAAAATCTTGAATAATATGCCATCTTTTGATACAATTGAATTCCAAGCAGAAGACATTTGTAGAAGTGGACTTGTTAAGGAATATATTGTGGCAAAACTTGAACTAGGTATGTAATGTTTAAACACGTTGAATTAGACACCCCAATTCTTGAAAGAAAAGATATTGATGGCGTTAGGTTTTATGATACTCCCTCTGGAAAAAAATTAGTTTCAATCACTTCTGTCATCAGTCACTATAACCGTCAGATCTTTGCAGACTGGCGGAAGAGGGTTGGTATAGAAGAAGCAAACAAAGTAACTAAACAGGCTACTAGTCGTGGTACTGATACTCATACTTTAATCGAACATTATCTAAAGAATGAGGATCTTCCAGAGGTTCAACCTCTTTCCGACTTTCTATTCAAGATTGCCAAGGGTGATCTAAACAACATAGATAATATACATGGTCTAGAAAAACCCCTCTATAGTGAGTACTTAGGTATTGCTGGAACCGTAGATTGTATAGCCGAGTATAATAACGAATTGGCTATCATCGACTTCAAGACATCAAAGAAACCAAAAAAACGTGAGTGGATTGAAGGATATTTTGTACAGTGTGCAGCATATGCATGTATGTTGTATGAATTGACTGGTCTTACAGTTAAAAAATTCGTTATTATAATGACTTGTGAAAATGGAGAATGTGAAGTCTATGAAGAATATGATAAAGCTAAGTACATCAAGTTACTCACTAAGTACATTAGAGAGTTTGTTGAATTCAAATTACAGAAAGATGCCTGAAGATCAAGATATCAATAAACTCTTGGAGAGTAAGTTTTACTGTCCAAGAAAGTTCTCTGAAGAGATTGAAAAAATCCATTCAGATAATGTTGACATGAGTTATATTGATTCGATTGTATTCTTCTGTGAGAAAAACAATATTGATGTAGAGTCTGTGCCCAAACTGATCTCTAAACCTCTGAAAGAGAAGATCAAATGCGAGGCTATTGAACTAAACTTTTTGAAGAGAACATCTCACGCTAAACTTCCTATATGATTCCCAAAGTGCAACCCTTCGATGTGTACAAGTCTTACCTTGGACTGAAAAATCATTTCACTAAAAAAACATATGATTATCACAAATATTGTGGTAAGTCTAGAGCATCTATCCAATCGTTTTATAAACGAAAGGATAGATTTTTCTTTGAGAAGTTATCACGACAGAAGGATGATCATGAAGTGATTGAATACTTCGTGGCAAATTTTGTGAGTTGTGATGATCCACAGTCTCTTTGGATTGGTCAGATTGCAAAAGAGGGTGAGGGTAATTATTCTGAATGGAAGAGAAAACATCAATCAATGTCATATGTTTTCAAGAATGAAGTCAGTGATCTGTTTGATGGTAAAAAGTTTGATAGTGTGTTTGAGATTGATGGAACCCGTCACCCTATCATTGTCAAAGAACACCTTGCAAAGAACGTATCACTAGAAACTTTGATCATCCTGGACAGAATTCTAGGATTTAAAAAAAACTTTGATAAAAAACTCAAAGATCCTGTTTGGGAGTTCTTGTCTATGAGAATTGATAAGTATAGTTCTTTTATACATATTGATGTATTTTCATACAAACGTATCTTAAGAGAAGTAATAGGAGTCTGATGAGTAGTTTCTTTAGTTCAGAATTAGTTCGTGAGGAGATGGAGAACATCACCAAACTCCAACAAGAGATATATCAAAAAGTTTTTGAGTTCTCTACAATGAATAGGGATGATAAACTTGAACACGTAGAAAAACTTGGTGTTCTTCTGGATAAACAACGTATTCTTTATACACGATTGAAACTCTCTGATGATCCAGAGGCACAGAAGATGAAGGATAGAATTCTACAAGAGGCGGTTGCCTTAGGGTTTCCAAAGGATGTTGACATCACTTATGTCTTTTCAAACATGACCAAGGTTCTTGATCAAATGAAGAAATCAATCCTTGACAACCCCTGACCAAAGGGTTATGTCCTCGGAGACACTCCCGTAACTCCCTTGACCTGGAATGTCATTAAACTTATCCAGAGGGTCTGAGAGAAGGTAAGAGACGTAGTAGGTAAGTCTGGGGAGACATAACTCTATAAGTCTTACTATTCTCTCTGAACCTCTTGACAACTTCAACAAATGTCATTAGAATAGGTTTGTCGAGGTTGATAAGAATATTACTTGACTTTATTTAAAAAATAAACTATAATAGATAGTATAAGTCTCCCCGACTTTACAACCTATTATAGAGTTATCGTATGTCAAGAATTAAGAATTTTCTTCTCGAAAGAGAAGATATGTTGGAGTATCAATTTCAATCTTACTATCAAGAACTGAAAGAAAGGTATCAAGGACCTGAAGACGAGTTTCTTCTTTTCTTTCAAGAGTTGATGGAGGAAGAATGATGGGAGTTATATATTGTATTCATTGTCTTAAGACAAACAAAAAGTATATTGGTAAGACAGAGAGAAAATATTTATCTACCAGAATAAACCACCATTTTCATTATGGTAGAGAGAACAAGTATTGTAACCCTCTCTACGAGGATATGAATACCTTTGGTAGGAAGTCATTTATCTACGGGGTTGTAGAGGGGGACATACCCTCTGACCTATTAGATGAGAAGGAGAGATACTACGTCTCTCTTTACTGGAACACAGGGTTACTCTACAACCAGAGAATACCTTCTGGTTGTAGTAATAGAACAGAATATAATAAACAACACTATCAAGAGAACAAAGAACACAAGTCGGAATATTATCAACAGAATAAGGAAAGAATATCAAAAAGGAATAAAGAAAACTACGAATACACAGAGGAGTTGAAGAGAAAGAAGAG